TTTTCGCATCTTTTCTATCCAACTTATAAACGTCTGCAAAGTGACTATAAATGTCCTCATTACCAAAATCATAACCAACCAACTTAGCCAACAAAGTAGGATGATAAGCGCTAATGTCGAACTCAACAAGCGAAGAATTACGCGCGATAAAAGCTTTCCTACACCCATTTTCTTTATTAAGTGCTGCATAGTTTATTCCATTAAAATTGTTTGACGGGCGTGAAGTGAGCGTTTTAAAATTATATTGAGTGTAAACTACACCCTCCGTGTCCTGCTCAAAATATTGTTCATAAAGCGGTATATCAACGGTAAGTCCCGCTTGCTCAATGGCATAGAACATCCAACTTGCTTTGTGGTTATAAAATTCGTTAACAGGTTGTCCTATTAGGTGCTCTAGCTCCTCAAAAATAGATTCGCAATACTCATAATGTTTAACAATAGGGACAAGTATGTTTACATCCGGTCTGCTAGAGTATTTCTTGTATATAAACTCGTGTGCTTGGGTAGGTTGTATATACGTAGGGGAGGTTAGGGTGATGTCAACAAGCTGCTTAAAAGGAAAATAATGTAGAAATTCCTTTTTGTCTCGACAATAAATTTTATCTAATCCCTTAAGTAAGCGGTAAACTTGATCCTCAAATAGATTTTCTTGTACCTCGGTATGAAAAATAGGAAGCATATATCCTTTTACATCTCGTATAGGACGAACGTAAATGGCACAAATTGAGTTTTGGGTTGGGTGTACAAATGGAGAGTATGGAATTATCTCCACAAATGCTTCTTTAAAACCCTTGTGACAAAACTCGTCTAATTGACTCTTATTTTCTATTAACCAAAACACTTAAGTACATTTTTATCTGTAATACTTAAGATAATTATTGTTTAGGTAATCTCCAAATTTAGGTAATTGAAGTCTTCGAGAAGTTAAGTCTGTTATATTTTTATTAGTACGAGCTACTTGTTCTCTATCTCCAGTTATCTGCCAAGGTAAATTAAATGGAAGATATAGTTGCCATAAAATATCTGGGGATTTAGAAATAAGTAGATCATATTGGGGTTTATCTATTTCGATATAGATAAGTTCATTAGATTTTTTACAAAAATATCTTGTAAATTCTCCATTTTGGTAATCCTGTTCTGTAGGTTGAGTTGGAATGTATTGAGGGATATTACTATAGGTAGGGGTCGTTATAGTGATATTGTTATAGTCGATACTATCTAATGATGGAGTAAGTTCAATATCATCTGTAGCTATAGGACTTTGAAATATTGGAATAATTTCTCTAGTTGGTAAATCTTGTGGGGTTTTACCTGTATAAAATTTTCCAGTAGAGGTTTTCCAGTATGAACCATAGTAGATTTCTTGATTGCCTACTAAAGCAAATTCTCCACTACTAACTAAGTTAGTTTTAATTTGGGATAAAGGAAAATAAGGCATATTTAAGCTAAGGCATTATAAAATTTACCGTTACCGTTTTTAGCAGTAACATCGTCTAGGAACGTACGAATTTCTTTTCTATTAGCAACTGGACTGCGGTATGAAATATGTAACCAAGGTCTTTTTGATCCGTAAGTCTTATATTCTAAAAGGAATTGATCAAACCCGTTTCTAGATTCTAAAATCTTTTTAATAGCTTCAGCACGCTTTAGTAACTCAGCATTTTGACTATCGATAGGTCCTGTAACATCAGTAAATTGAATATCTACAGCTTCACCTGCTTCGTGTTGACTAGATCCTCCTTTATCGCGATATGCATTAGTTGGGAACATTGTAGGATAAGCTGCCTTGATAGGTTCTAAGATATTTTGAGCTACACCTCTTAAATTAGCTATAATTTGATCTCTTGTAAGTATTCCTCTTGTTGGGTGATTTTTAGTTTGACCTACAGCTGGAATAAAGTATTTAGCGGCGGGTGCTGAGCAAGATAATTGAGCTAAACTAAAGTTAGTAGATAATTGAATGTTTTCGGCATTACAATCTCTTGGGCCTTGATTTCTTGATTCTCCTCTTGGGGGTGGAGTTGTATTAGTAGATGTACTAGTTTCTCTGGTTGGGGGATTGCCACTTCCTTGACTTGGGTCTCTAGGAACCATTAAAGTACTTATATCTTTAATCCAAACGTTATTTTCAATTCTATCAGTAATACCTATTATAATAAAATCCATTGAAGTTGGATAGTTTGAAGGTAAGTAAGAAGTATCTACTCGTAAAGCATTATATATTTTAATACCTGAAATTCCATCCATTGTTAGATTTAAACTAATTGGAATAAATCCAGTACTACCAGATGCTTTTTTACTTTTAATAGCTTCTCTAGCATTAGTATAAGCTAAAAAATCAATTTGTTTTTGAGAATATGTTAAAATGTTTTCATCATCCCATTTAGGAATTGACCCATTTAATGAACCTAAACTATTTGCAGCTGAAGCAAAGTCTTTGGTTGCTTTAGGGAATCTATCATTTAATTCAGCTAATTTATCCTGTTCAGTATTTTCTCCTTCAGATGAAGCATCGATTTTAGTAGGTGATATTCTATCAGTTAATCCTTCATTTAATTTAGATAAAGCAGTAGAATCTTCTCCTACTACGGAACCCGCAGCTTGGGCACCAATTGTTAACATTGTTGCTAATTCGGGGGTAATTTCAGTTTTAATACCAAAGTTTCTTACAAACCCGGCACTGCTAATTCCATTACGTTGATAATAACCATATAAATCAATAATAGCAGGTTGGGATTGTAGTCTACCTATAGCTGAGAGTATATTGGTTTTATTTGGTAAAGGGGTTTCATCGATAACTCTAACTATATTTTCATCAGTGTCAATAAAAGGTTTTAAATTATTTACACCTCCTAAAGCTTTACTAATTTCTTGAAGCATAGAAGTAAGTAAATCTATTAAAGCCGATTTATTTTTAGGGTCTAGATTTTCCTCTAATTTAGTTAAAATAAATTCAAAATTAACATAGATATTCATTACCTTACCTACAAGAGTTTTAGCTATAACATCTGAGTAAGGTTCTCCAAGTGGGGCATATTCATAAGCATTTCCTGAAGGATAGGTTCTAGTAATAGAAGTTAAACAAACTTTAGGATTCATACTAAGTTGCCCGTTAGTTCTATATATTAGATTAGTATTTGTATCATAATCAAAAAATAGTACAGGTTCTTTTTTATTACCTTGTACAAATTTAGGTATAATTTTTTTTTCTATAAAAGCTAAAAATGAACCTAATCGGATGTAATACTGAGAGCTTTTGGTTTTACCCGCATAATCTTGTTTTAAAAAATGTTTAAGCCCTACAATTTCAGGAATATCTTTAAGAAGATCTGTTTCAAGACTAGCACATCCTCCTTTAATAGTAGTAGAAGCAGCTAATATTTTTTCGGCATCAAAAAAAAGTCTACCTATTTGATGTCTATCTTTAAAAGCTTCAACAGGAGGAATTTCACCTGTTTGGTTAGTTTGTTCTTCTGTTGGGGTTGTAATGTCTTTAACTAAAACATTAGCTTTTAAAGACTCAATAACATCACCTATACTTCGAATAATTACAGTAATATCATAGGACCCATCTTCTACAAATTCCCAAGAAAAATTAACTACTCTACCGTAAATAGCATCGTAATTACCATTAGTAGATAATCTTAATTTTTGAATTTTTTTAAGTAAAGTTTGAGTAGAAAACCCACCTTTTAAAAAAGAATCTTCTAAGCTAGTAGGACTAACGTAAAGATTTCCATTATTTTTAAAATAAATAGTGTTACCAAATTCTAATAATACACTATATCCTAAACGTAAATAAAGAAGATCAATTATTTCAAATTGAGCTCTATTCCACGCTTTAATTCTAACAGTAGATGTTTTTAAAGAACCACGGTTTTCAGTTTTTATTTCAGCTGAAAGAATACCAGGCATAGGTCTTATACCAAATTCTAAACCTCCTAAACCGTAAGCTGAACTGTTAAGTATTGAGCCATCTCTAGCAATTCCTCCTCTACCTTGATTAGTATCAGCATCTTGAGTACCATTAAATAGTACAAAATCTTTAGCTAGTGAATTACTATTTAATTTACCTTGTCTTTGTAGACTTAATAACTCAGCACTAGTAGGAGTAAAATCAGATGTTACATTAACTGAGGATATAAGCTTAGCATAAGCTGTACGAGCATTTAAATATTGTAGTTGTTCAACAGTTCTTTGTTGAGAACCATATATTCTCTGTCTTACTCTAATTTGTTCTGATATTTCTGGGTAAAGTTGTTCACCTACTATATTCATGACTCTAATTGGTTAATGGCTGCAAACTCGTTTACTACTTCACTAAAATTGCCTGGGATTCTAATTTGTACTCCTTCAGGTATAACTAAAGTCATTAGATCTACATTAGGGTTTCCTGCTGCTATAACCCACCATAATGAAGAATCTCCATAGTAATTTAATGCTAGTAAGTCATATCTATCACCTTGACTAGTATAAACATAAATGTCGTTTTCGGATAAAGGAATTTCAGGATAACGCGATGTAGCATATATCTGTTTTCCAGTAGCCGATTTTATAACAGGTATGTCTTGATATCTATTCATTATTAATTTTATGGGGTATCATAATTATTAAGAACTTTTCCAGTACTATCACCTGTAGCTAAAGCAATATAACGTTGCTTACCATATTCAGTTACATCCCCACCGGCTTTTCTTTGATTTATATCAGCTGATTGATTAGCAAATCCAAGACCTTGTTTACTTGGTACAAAATCATGAATTGGAATAAATTGAAAGCTACTAACATTAATTCTATGAGGTAATTCTTTTACGGTAGAATCTGAAAGTTGTTGTAAACGAGGTAAACTATTTGTGTAAGGTGAGTCTGGGTCTCCAGCTGTATCATTTATACCGATTTCCCAAGGTGAGTCTTGAGGAACCTCATATGTTAAAGATGTTATAAATCCTGGTTGTTCATATAAATAACCCCCCATAGTTAGTTGAACTAAAGGACCTCTCATATAACCAAACGGGCTATAATCTGGGGTTAAATTTGAAGCTAAGTAGTTTAACTTTTTATACATTGGGATGAGTTCCGGTTTTGATAAAGCCGCTACAGTAAAAGATAATGAAATTGTTCTATCAAATCCATTGTAATTGTAAAAGTTTTCACCTCTACCTAAATATTTCACACTACCCCAACTAGCATTATATGAATCACTAAAGCTATCAATAAATGCTCTAAAGTGCATAAATGTTTTAAATTGAGGATTATTATTATCAATCGCTGCAATTCTAAACTTAACTAAATCATTTATAGGTTTGCTAGTATCTACAAATTTGCTTCTATAAATAGGTAAAGCATTTATTCTATCTTGTGCTCCTACTACTTCTCCATTAGGTCTGCCATCTCCATCAGTTATTTGAACTCCTTTAGTATAAGAAGCATAGGATTTATTAGCTCTTGAACCAGGACCATCACCTAATTTACTTCCTATGTTAACTCTTATTTCAATATTTTTGTTATTATAATTAGGAGCAATAGGAGTAGCACCTAAATTAGTAGCTGTTTGGGCTTCTTTTGTTGTTTCTCCTAAACTAGCTCTTAATATTTTTCTAAAATCTTGTATTTTAGGAGATAAATGATTACCTGTAGGGGGGTTTACGTTTGAACCCTGGATTAAATTCTCTTGAGTGTAGGTGAAAGTGTTATTAGCATAAATTAAATTGCTGTTTTTAGGCCAGGTATTACCTTCAATAGCGGGTTCGTATACACTAAACCAATTGTAACCTTGTCCTAATTGTCCTAGTTCATTGTAGGCATTAATCAAACGATCTCCAGTTAATCTTAAAAATTTACCAGAAACTCCTTTACTATCAGGACTGTCAATAGTTTTTAAGTATTTTAAAGAATCAGGATTGTTTCTTTCGGGGGTCCAAGTTAAAGGGCCGTTTGGAACATTGCTGACTCTTTGATCTGCAAATCTAATGTTAGTATTTCCTACTCCTAAAATTGAACCAGGTCCTCCTCTATAAGTTAAAATGTTATCTGATAAAGGTGCAATGCTATTATTTACTAAAGAAATACCAATATTTCCTATATAATTGTTCTTAATTTTTTCTTTAGTTAATCTTACTAAACGGTTATTATTAATAGATTTAATACTAAAAGCTTCTCCTAATTGAGGATTTACAACATCAGAATATGTTCTTAAAGATAAAGGAGATAAACCTGTAGGGTCTATTCCTTGTTTGTTTAAGTGACCACCAAAAGCAACAAGACCAGCTTGAGCTAGAGTAGATAAAGGAGTGTAAATATCCTCATTTAAAATTCTACTAGCTTGAGTACGAACCGCTGAATTGGATAAGATATTTTGTTTAGCTATAAATAAAAGACCGTTAGGTGATTTTAAATCACCAAACATTTTACCTAATCTTTTAATATCTTCTAAAGCATCAATGGGTGCTAAATATCCATTTCTTAAAAGAAAATCTGGGGATTTTGATGTTAACCCATCTGGAATCTTAGCCTGGATATAGGGTTGTCCACTATATCCGCCCCCAGGAGTATCCTTACCGTACTTGAGGCTTTTAAGATCGGTTCGTAAATTAATTAAAGGCATTTAAATTACTTAGGTGGGTTATCTAAGTATTTAGGTGGGGTTTTACCGTCTAAATCTAAAGCGGATTGTAGTAGTGTTTGTGGGTTTAAAGGCACAGTAGCACTAGATTTAGCGGGGGTTTTACCATCATTATCTGATAAAACAGAGCCCTGATTGAAAAGTTTGTCTAATAGTCCCATAGTTTTTTATTTATAAATATTAGAAATTATTGAGTCTTATAAGTACCCATAGCCATAGCAGTACCTACTTTAGTACCATCGAGGTAAACATCACCACCAGATTTAACTGTTGTAATAAGTTCTTTAAGAAGAGCAATTACTTCTGTGTTACCTCCCCCACCTAAACTAGTACCACCTACAACAACATCATCCTTACGGAATTTCATTGCTTTTTGGCCTGGGCGATAAATAAAGTCTTCTGCAGGAGGTTCTGGTTTTTCACCAAATATAGCATCACCTAAGTAATCTCCTAACATACTGCCTCCTACAGTTCCCCCTATAGTACCCGCTCCTGGTAAAAGAGCAGTACCTGCGGCACCCCCTAGGAAACCTAAACCACCAGAAAGAGCAGCTCTACCAACATTTTCCATGGTAAATCCACCATCTGCGAATTCTAAACCAGCACTTAGTAGAGCTCCGGCTGCTGGGATTGTTCTTAGGAGACCTTTACCTCCTCCTTTAAGTAAACCTTTCCCCATTCTACCTAAGGATTTAGCAGCACCTTTAACACCACCCCCCTTATAGGCTTTTCCTACTCTTTTTAAAGCTCCCCCCATTCCACCTCCAGAGGTACTACCTCCAGTAGCACCCCCACCACCTAAGCCGGGACCACCACCTTCAATAGTTACAGGAACAGCTCCATTTTTAGCTATAGAACCAAACATTTTAGCAAAGGCTGCTATACCCCCTGCTAAAGCAGTTACAGCTACTGTTGTAAGACCAATTTGACCTAAAGGAGAACTAGCTAATTGTTCAGCTACTGTTGCTACTTTTTCTAGTAAAGCACCTACTGGGCCTGCTACAATTGAAGCTATAGTATCTTTGAATTTTTCACCTGCTCTAGCTAATCTTTCTTGGGCATCTGCTTGAACATTAGCAAGTTCAAGAGACTTACCATTTAACATTTGTTGTTCTAAAGCATTAGCTTTTTCAATTTGACCTTTATCTCTAAGATCTTTTATTTGCTGTTGATAAAGTTTAACTTGGGCTTGGTCTAATTCTTTGATTTGTTGAGCTTTAACTAATGAATCAGTTAACTCATCAACTTGCATACCCGCAGCTTTAGCTAGAGCTTCTTGCTGGATAACGTTTAATTTTTGGAAGTCAGCTAGACTACCAACGTTTTTCATTAATTCCTGGGCAGCGCCTGCTGAATCACCTTGTAAAGCTAAATATCTAGCTTTTTCTAGATTAATATCTCTACCAGTTAATAGTTCTGCTTCTAGTTCAGCTGAAATAGATTCCTCAAAGTTAAGTAATTGTTTTGAAGCGTTTTGGGCTTGTTGTAATGTCATACCCAATTTTTGGGTTTGAATTACAGCTTTAGAAATTAATTCAGGACTACCTTTATATTGAGCAAATAATTGGCCGTTAACTTTAGCAACTTCAGCTAATACTTTTCTATTACTAATTACACCCTTACGTTGTTTACCAATAGAATTAACAATTTCTTCTTGAGTTTTTCCGGTAAGGGTAGAAAATTTAGCATATTCAGCAGCTTCATCAACAGTTAATCCTAAATTTTTAGTAAGTTTAAGATTATCTTCTAAAGTTTTAGCCGAAAAATCCGCAGAAGTACCAAAAGCATTATTAAGATTATTAGTAGCTTCTACAAGATTATTTGTAGTCATTAAAGTATCTCTAGAAGCAGATGCTACACCTCTTAATCTATCTTGGGTCAGTGCAGCTTGTTCACTACTTATACCCTGGTTTTTGGCTATATCGGCTGTTATTTTGCTATAACTAAAACCTATATCTAATAATTTTTTAAAAGCACTAGCTGCAAGACCTATATAAACTAAAGGATCTGTAAGATTTTTCTTAATACTTTCACCTAATGATCCTAAAGCTTTACTTAGTACTGACCATCTATTTCCAGTAAGTGAAGATGCTTCTTTATTAGCGGCTTCTAGTGCTTTATTTACATCTATAAATTTATTTAATATAGGAATTTTATTTATACCTTCTAATATCTTACCAGTAAGACCAAGGTTTTTTTCTATATCAACAAATTTTCTAGCTAATTTATCAGTTTCATCTACTTGAGCCTGTAGACTTTCAATACCATCTTGGTATAATTGAGCTATACCTTTTAAAAGAGTCTGGTTATTTCCTGTTGCTACGTTAGCTTGTTTTAAAAAAGCATTTCGTTTAGCTGTAAGTTTATTAATTTCACTATTTACAGCTTTAAATTGCTTGTCTAGTTTTGCACGTTCTTTAGAATTAGCTAAAGTGTCTTCATCTAACTTAAGAAGTTCATCAGCTAATTTTTTACTAGCACTAAAACTTTCCTTAAAAGTAGAAGCACTATCTCCGGTAGCTTTAGATAACTTATCAGCGTTTTGAGCAATAAGTTTAGAGATATCATTAAGGGTATTTAATACTCCTACTGATTCTTCTTTAAGATTGTCAAAATTTTGCTTTGGTTGCTTTGCCATATGTTATAAATATTAAAAGGCATCATTTTTTTGATGCCTTTGTAACATAGGTAGCAGGTGAGATTTTATTTGTAGGTAATTTATCTTTAGTTGATCCCACAGATTTCATAGCACTTATAGATTTTTGTACATTATCGGCATTCTCCTGGTTACTAATCTTATCGTAATGGGATTTTAACTTATGAAATGTAAACTTACGAAGCCAAATAGGCATGCTATAAACTGTGGCATAATCATAACCACCCTGTCCCCAAAATAATATTTCGTGAATTTGATTAAATATAGTACCTCTATATTCAGGCGTCAGGCCAAAAAAAGTTAAGCCCAATTGGAAGGGCAGCCTCCCTCTCTGCACCGTTTTCACCAGTATATGTAAATTTAAGATCTAATCCTGGGGTTATTTTACCTACGTGTTCTCTAAATGCTTTGGCATCACGAGCTAAAAATGCATTATCTACAAATTCACGAATTGTCTTAATATCATGATTTCCATTAACTGAAAGGATCATATGTTTTAAACGAGTAGATAATTCAAAACTACCTTTAGAATCGATTTTCTTTAAACCTTCTAATTCAGCATCAATTTTCTTTTCATCACCGTGTGATAACAATCTAAAAGTAATTTCATTGCCTGAATGGGGTAAAGTAAATGAAAATTCATTTTTATTTTTAAGAGAAGAAGAATCAAATTCTTTTTCTTTAAGAGCTGATAGATCAACGGTAATAGTTTCTCCGTTATATTCAAAACTATAATCTTTACCATAACCTAAAATACGAGAAGCAATCATAATAGCATCTTTATCAGCCACTAAAAGATCATCATAGTTAAATTTAGTAATGATCATAGATTGTAATAGTTTATCAATCACAACACCTTGACGGATATAGTTTTGGTTAGTTAAGATATCTTCTTCTCTAGCAGTCATGTATTTCATTTCTATTTTTCCTTCTGCTAAAGGATGTTCTTCGGGGTATAATAAACCTTTTGAAGGTAATTCTACAATTTCTGTAGGGAATTTAAAATCGCTCATAAATTTTTATTTAATAAAACTAGTTTGTCTATTATACATATAATATAAAAAAAGAGCTTGGCAAAGCCAAGCTCAAATTTAAATTTATTTGAATTTCTATTAGAAGTTCAATACACAGTAATCTGGTTGAACTGTCATTGTAATTTCAACAGCAGTATCTACAGTATCCCAGCTATAGTCACCAAAGCTAGCGTCAATAATTAAAGCACCTTTAATAATCCATTCTGATACGATATCGCCTACAGGTCCTAGTACATCAAAAGTTAAGTCTTTTTTGTAGAAGTCTGAGTAGCCATCTCTACCAGTTACTGATTCGTGGTGTAAACGAACCCATTCCATTACTGCTTGTGCACCTGAAGGGGTGATAGGATCAAATAATGTAAACTGAACTGTGCCCCAAGTAGTTTTGCCTTTAACAAAACGTTGAACGTTAATGTGGTTAAGAGCTACACTTCCTTGAGTTAAGTTTATCGCACCTACACCTTTAATCTCGTAAGCAGGAATACCATCGATATACATGATGAATCGGTTGGTCTGCTTTGGTTCAAAAGCTGTGAAAAATATTTCGTTCGGGTCTAATACTGCCATTTTGCTATATTATTTATTTTATTATAAATATCATCAATTACAACTTTTAACCTGGGAAGGTAGCTCCAGTTGGTAAGATGTTGAAGTCTAGGTAGATGAATTCAGCAGTCTTAGTTGGTTGTAGATAGATTTGACCAATTAACTGGTTTCTATCGATTACGTCTGGAGTATTGTTGGAATCATCCATAATTACTCTGAACGCGTATAAACCTTGACGTTGTTGAACACTTTCTAGGTATGGGTTAACTTGGCTTAAGAATTGGTTTCTTGTAGCAATTGTATTTTGTTCAAATACTAAGTTGTTAGCTACTTGAGAGATGTAAGACTTAAGGGCAATTAACAATCTACGTACATTTACACGATCAAGTGCAGATGATTTTTTCTGTAATGTTTTCTGACCGTATACTACAACTCCAGTTCCTGGGAATGTTGCAATTGGGTTTACATTACCTACATAAAGATCGTTACGTTGAGTTTGAGTTAATTTTCTTTCGGCTCTTACTACAGTATCTAAACCACCTCTGTTGATACCTGCTGGTGCGAACCATGGTTCAGATACACTGTCATTAAACGCGTATACTGCGGGAATCATAGCTGAAGCTGGTACCCAAACTAATTGACCAGTACCTGGATCAATTGTTTGTAACCAAGGCCAGTAAGTAGCAGCGTATGAGCTATTGATTGCTTGAGCTGAAGTTACAGCTTGAGAAACTTGAGCACCGTAAGGTCTAGTATCTAATACTGTGATAGCATCACCTCTAGATTGGATAGTGTTTACTAAAGTAGTGTTTTGAGTTGCGTTATCATTAATGTTTAAACCTGGGATTGTAATTACATTAAATCTGTAGTCATCCTGGTTGGCCATTAAACTAATCATATCATTGTAATCAGCAGCATCTATACCTTGTAGATTTGTTGTGCCAGTAATATTTTCGTAGAATAAAGCACCACCACCGTAGAACAAGTTACCAGTAGCTCCTGAGAATGTACCTTTTGAAGTTATAGGTAAAGAAGCAGTAAATGCAGTTTTAGCAGTACCGTTGTTATCAAAGTAGAATGGTGTAGGAGAGTTTACAGCACTTACATAAACATACTTAGATTGGTTAGGGAAGTTACCAATAACTTCTACATAGTTTTCAGCTGAGTTATAAGTTTGGTAACTATCACCAATTACTCTAGAAATGTAGTTTGGTTGAGTTGGATCAAGTGATAGGTTAGTCCAAGTTTCAAGTACGATTGGTTCTGTAGTTGTATCGTTACCTTGTCTAATTAATAAGCTAAATTCACCTGAACCTGTATCAACGTTAGCAATCTGCCATCTTACATTATCGACTGAACCACTTGAAAGGATTCCGTTAGTACCTTCTGAACCTGAGTTGTTCATGATAGTACCTTCAGAAATAGTTTTTAAAGTAAATGATGGTAAGCTAGTACCTCCGGTAAAGAAAGTTGTAACACTACCTGAAGTATAGTATAAAGTGTTGCCAGTTATACCTGGATTTTCATCAAATAAGTTTAAGTTAGTACCATTTGCTGAGGCCGAAATAGCTGACCAAGCAGATGAATAAGCAGTTGCTGAAGAGCTAACATTAATTGCTAATGAAGCTGTAATAACAGTATTAGTAGCGTTAGATCCTGTTGGAACATAAACTATAGTAGAAGTGTTAGTACCACCCGCACTACCTGTTAAAGTTATAGTAATACCATTTAAACTAAATGAACTTGAACCTATAGAAGCAGCAGTGCTATGGAACCCACTTAATGATAAAACAGCAGAAGCAGTAGTAAATCCAATATTGCTTGGAATACCAAAAGTGCCAGAAGTTTCAGCAAAGAATGAAGTAGCTGAAGTGAATGACCCTGAAGCTACTCTAGCTACTAGTAAAGTTTCACCACCTTGTTGGAAATAGTTGTATGCGGCGATTGAAGTTAAGTAGCTGTATTCTTGGCCACCACTTAAAAAAGTACCACCAAATTTATTTAAATAATCAGAGTATGTAGTAACTACTGTAGGGATTTCTACAGGGCCTTTTACGGTTGGGCCAATGATTGCGGCCCCAACAGTTATAGGTTGCTGTGTGATAAATGAATTATCATTCTCTCTAGCTAATACCCCAGGTGAAATTAAAGTTTCTGCCATTTTAGAGTTATATTTTTAGTTTTATTATAAATATATAGATTTTTTCCAAAAATTTATAACCTTTAAAAACATAACCCCAAAAAGACTAAAATTATTCTGTGATAATTTCTCCAGTTTCTAAATTAAGATTTCCGTTTCCGTATTTTTCAGTCAATTGAGCTCCTAATTGGATATTTAATTTTTCAATCTCTAATACTTGAGATTTTAATTCAGTTTTTGTTTGTTCTAATAATGACATTCTGTACTCAATTGAGCCTAGATCCATTAGTAGACTGTTTTGTTTAGTTTGAAGATCTCGTAATTGTGTAAGTTCTTCTTGTGTTAAAACTTTTGTTTCCATATGATGATAAATATTTAATTGTTTTCTAAAATTTTAATTGTTTGTTGGGCTTCTATAATATTGTCCTCAATTGAGCAATACGTCCATGAACCATATCGACCTATTGAATATATTCCTTGTGGATTATATTTTTGACACCATTCATTATAGATTTCTTTTGATTCTTTAGTTATATGAACATATGCTGGGTTCATAATTAAGAATTGATAAGAAACTAGTTCATGTACACCATCTTCAATTATACCACAATCTTCTAAATCAGCGAGAACTTGCATTAAAAGTTCAGATTCGTTTAGTTTTTGATCTACGTTAGCTCCGATTTCAACATATAGACTTAATTTTTCCTGTCCTAATATATTATTGTAAAATCCTACTCTATAAAATA